ACACCTGTCGAGGTGGCATCCGAGCCGGTAGTCGAAGCGCCAAAGCGCAAGTACACTCGCAAAGTGACCGATCAACCTGTCGAACAGCCCAACGAAGTCCCTTCTTTTCTGACTTCGGCAAGCGACGAATCCGAAGGAAACTGAAATGGCTTATACCGCTGGCGACCAGATCAACCGAGCACTCAGGCTGCTCGGTATTCTTGCCGAAGGTGAAACGGCGTCAGCGGCTACCAGTCAGGATGCCTTGACTGCAATGAACCAGATGATCGACTCGTGGAACACCGAGCGTCTGTCTGTGTTTTGCACCCAAGACCAAGTGTTCAACTGGCCCGTGGGCCAGATCAAACAGACCCTTGGCCCCTCTGGTGACTTTGTAGGCAACCGCCCAATCCAGCTTGATGATGGCACCTACTTCCGCGCCCCCAGTGGCGTGTCGTACGGCATCAAAATCATCAACCAAGACCAGTACAACGGCATCGCTGTCAAGACCTCGACATCAACCTTCCCGCAGGTCATCTTCGTCAACAACACGTTCCCCAACGTGGAGATGTACATCTACCCCCGGCCAACGCAGTTGCTGGAGTGGCACTTCATCTCGGTGCAAGAGTTGACGCAGCCTGCCTTGCTGGCAACCGAGTTGTTCTTTCCCCCAGGTTACATGCGGGCGTTTGCCTACAACTTGGCGATGGAGATCGCACCCGAGTTTGGCGTGGAGCCAAGCCCGCAGGTGCAGCGCATCGCCATGACCAGCAAGCGCAACCTCAAGCGCATTAACAACCCATACGATGTGATGTCCATGCCCTACGCATTGGTGTCCAATCGTCAGCGTTTCAACATCTACGCAGGCAATTTCTAGGAGCCATTATGACCACCATCGCCATTTCAGCACTGCCCGTTGCGACAGTCATCAACGCAGCAGACGTTATGCCCATCGTGCAAAGCGGCATCACCAAGCAGCTTACCAAGACGCTGTTGTTTACCAGCCCCACGATGGTCACGCCTGTGCTGGGTACAGTGACCAGCGGCAATATCAGCGCCTGCACCAGCACCAGCATGGTCATGGTCACTCCTGTCATTGGTGCAGCCACAGGCACAAGCCTTGCAGTCACCGCAGCGGTCACATCCTCTGGCACGGCTGGTGTGGGTTATGCCACTGGTGCTGGCGGTGCAGTTACGCAGATCACCAGCCGAACCACAGGTGTGACGCTAGACAAGACCACTGGTGCAATTACGCTGTTCAGCGCAGCAGGTTCGGCAACAGCGGCAACCTTCACCGTTACCAACAGCACTGTGGCAGCGACTGATGTGATTATCTTGAACCAAAAGTCAGGCACAGACCTGTACGACTTGATGGTCACGGCTGTTGCGGCAGGCAGTTTTAACGTCACCTTCCGAACCACTGGCGGCACGACAACAGAGACACCCGTGTTTAACTTTGCCGTCATCAAGGGCGTGGCAGCGTAATGAAAACGCCCATCCTCGGTTCATCCTACGTGGCCCGCAGTGTCAACGCTGCGGATGCCCGCATGGTCAACCTGTTCCCCGAGGTCATCCCCGAGGGTGGACTAGAGCCTGCGTTTCTGAACCGTGCGCCAGGGTTGCGCTTGCTGGCGTCGATCGGCAACGGTCCAATCCGTGGCCTGTGGGATTTTGCGCCTGACAGCAGCACCGCCTTTGTTGTGTCGGGCAACCAGTTCTTCAAAATCACCAACAGTTACGTTCCCACGTTGCTGGGCACCGTGGCGGGCACTGGCCCCGTGAGCATCGCTGACAACGGAACCCAAGTGTTCATTGCAGCCAACGGGCCAAGCTACATCTACAACAACACGACCAACGTGTTCCAGCAGATCACCGACCCTGACTTTCCCGGCGCAGTGAGCGTGGGCTATCTGGACGGCTACTTTGTGTTCAACGAGCCAAACAGCCAGCGCCTTTGGATCACCAGCCTGCTGGACGGCCTGTCCGTGGACCCGCTGGATTTTGTAAGCGCCGAGGGTGCGCCTGACGACATAACCGCCTTGATCGTTGACCACCGCGAAGTGTGGGTGCTGGGCACCAACTCGGTCGAGGTTTGGTACAACGCCGGGACAGCAGACTTTCCGTTGCAGCGCATCCAAGGCGCTTTTAACGAGATTGGCTGCATCTCCCCCTACTCGCTTGCCAAACTCGACAACGGCGTGTTCTGGCTGGGTTCTGACGCCCGTGGCAAGGGCATCGTCTACCGGGCCAACGGCTACACGGGCACCCGCATCTCGACACACGCTGTCGAGTGGCAAATCCAGCAGTACGACGACATCACTGACGCCTTTGGGTACACGTACCAGCAAGACGGTCACGCTTTCTACGTCCTGATCTTCCCATCGGCCAACACCACATGGGTGTATGACGTGGCAACGCAGGCATGGCACGAACGGGCTGGGTTTGAGAATGGGCAATTTACCCGTCACCGCAGCAACTGCCAAATGGCGTTTAACAACGAGATTGTTGTCGGTGACTTTCAGACTGGCAACATCTACGCCTTTGATCTTGAGGATTACTCGGACAACGGCCAGATTCAAAAGTGGTATCGCACATGGCGGGCACTGCCTACGGGCCAGAACAACTTCAAACGCACTGCGCAGCACAGCCTTCAGCTTAACTGTGAAGCAGGTGTTGGCTTGAACTTGTACCCCGCCTACGATGCGGAAGAATTAACGGCTGAAAACGGCGACATTTTGATTGCCGAGTACGTGCAAAACGAAATTACTGCCGAAACGGGCGAAGTGCTGACCACCGAGGCGGGTGATGGTTTTGAGCCGCTGGTTGATGCAGCCGCCTACCCCGTGCCGTTTGTGCCGCCCATGATGTTGTCAACCATTGGTTATTCTGCTGCACCTGGTTACGACCCCCAAGTCATGCTGCGCTGGAGCGATGACGGTGGACACACATGGTCTAACGAGCACTGGACATCTTTGGGTCCAATCGGTGCTTATGGACGCCGTACATTTTGGAGGCGCTTGGGCATGACGCTCAAGCTGCGTGACCGGGTGTACGAGTTGTCGGGCACTGACCCCGTGAAGATTGCCATCATGGGTGCTGAACTTATCCTCAGTCCGACTGTCGCGTAATGGCAACCGCACAACTGACCAACATCACGCCTCCTCGGGTTCCTTTGCTGGACCCGAAGACTGGCCTTATCTCGCGTGAGTGGTATCGCTTTTTCTTGAGCCTGTTTGTGCTGACCGGCAGCGGCCAGAATACCGCATCGCTGACCGACTTGCAGGTGGGGCCACCCATGCCCACCCAAGAAGACTTTGGCGAGATCGTCATCAGTATTGATTCGCTCAAGACACAGCCAAGTCAGGAAAGCGCACTTGACCAAATCGCCGAGTTGCAGAAACAGATCGACGGGTTGCAAAAGCAGATTGAGTGTCCTTGCACCGAACTGACAGCCGAGTTGCAAAAGCAAATCGAGGGGTTGCAAAAGCAGATCGAAAGCCCTTGCACTGAACTGACAGCCGAGTTGCAAAAGCAGATCGAGGGTCTTCAAATGACCCCAGCCCCTCGTGAGTTTGAACGATCGCGGTACGGCTCGTTCTACGACACCACGACTCAGACGGCCACCACGATCAACACGGCCCAAGCGATTACGTTCAACACTACGGACTTGAGCCGAGGTGTGTATCTTGGCACCCCAACATCAAGGGTGTACGTGGACACACCGGGCATCTACAACTTTGACACCTCGTTTCAGTTGGACAAGACCACAGGCGGCGTGGCCGAGTTCTACTTCTGGTTTCGACTCAACGGCACAGACGTGCCCGACAGCGCCAGCCAGATCAGGATTCAGGGCAATGACGCTGAGATATTTTCGTCACTCAACTACTTTTTTGACCTCAACGCTGGCGACTACGTTGAGATGATGTTTTCAACGACCAGCCTGAGTGTTGAACTTCTTTCCGTGCCTGCGACTGCACCTGTCCCCGGCATCCCGTCTATCATTCTCACAGTCTCAAACAATATCGGGGGTATCCAATGACAGTCACCGTTAAAAACCTTGTGCCATCGAAAGATGTTGCAAACAGCCAGACAACCCAGTACACCGCAACCGGCGTGACCACGATCATCGACAAGTTCACTGCGACCAATTACAGCGCCAGTGCTGCCACGATCTCGGTCAACTTGGTCACTGTGTCGTTCTCCGCTGGCAACAGCAACTTGATCACCAAGACCAAGACGCTTCAGCCGTCCGAGGTCTACACGTTTCCCGAGTTGGTCGGGCAGGTTTTGAACCCTGGCGACTTCATCAGTACAATCGCCGGAACCGCCACCGCCATCAACATGCGGGTTTCTGGCCGCGAGGTGACCTGATGC